CGATGTTTCGGAATTTCAATTATCTCACCGAAAGGAAATGCAATGAAGAAATTTAATATGGGTGTAGGTGCTGGCGGTGCTAAAGATCCGCAGCGTAAGATGCCGGCAAAACCAGTAATGCCGACCAAGAAAAAGAAATCCTGATGAATACTTGGCGTGACCGCCTTCTAGTGGCTCTGCTGCTTCTCCTATTCTGGAAGGCGCATGCAGCCGTCAATGCCCCACTCCCCAATACACGTGAGTGGGCATTGGTATTTTTCGGAACAGCGGCCACGCTTGAGTATGTGATTTTCAGAGCCATCCCTAGCGTATTGGATGGTTCTATCTGTAATGACATGCAGAATTTAGCCTACGTCTGCATCGTTGTTGATGCCCTTGGATTCATAGGCTACATGACCAAAACCCCGTCAATTTATTACAACACTTTGATGTGGGGACTAAGTTATGTGCAATGGATTCGGCTACTTTTTGTGGACAGCGACCATGCTCGTTCTATCTGGAATAATCTGGTTCGGCGTCCTAATTTTGGATGTGCGTAGGCGCATTCTGAAAAGGCGACATGATGATTTACTTAAAAGGAATGAGCGGCTGGCGCGAAGGATTGCAGATTGCAATTGACCGGGTTTTGGAGAGTCCTAAGACCACTGTAGCCGCATCGACATTCAGTACCACGATGGGTATTGCTACAGCTTCTCAGTGGATTACAGGCGTGATTGGCTGGCTTGCTGCTCTTGCTGGTTTAATCGCTACCATCATCCTCGCTCGGTTCAATTGGCTGAAAGGTGAGCATGCCAAGCTTGAGGTCGAGAATCAGAAACTAAAGAATGAAATGCTGAGAAAGAAAGCTGCAGAACTTGGCATTGATATAGATGACGAGGAATGACATGATTACCTCCTTTGATGACTGCTTTGATCGCCTTATGCAGAGTGAAGGGGGATACGTCTTCCGAGAGAATAAAGCTGATCCAGGTGGTGAAACAAACTACGGGATCACTCAACGAGTAGCTAGAAGCTGGGGCTACACGGGTGCCATGAAAGATCTCCCAATAGAGACTGCCAAATCGATTGCTAAGGCATGGTACTGGACGCCTCAGCGATGCGATCAACTTCCCCCTGCTATCGCCTTCCATGTATTTGATGCTGCCTATCATGGCGGCTCTCCTGTTCTTTGGCTGCAGGCTGTTGTAGGTACCCCAGCAGATGGGATGCCCGGTCCAAAGACGATTGCAGCGGTTCGTGCGATGAATCCAGCAGAGCTTGTGATGGGATTCAACCGTCGTCGTCTTGAGTATCTAACCAAGCTGAAGAACTGGCCTGAGAATGCCAGAGGCTGGACTCTGCGCATCGTGCGCAATATGGAGGTATTCTGATGGACTGGAAGGCAACCATAGGGGCAGTAGCTCCTACCTTGGCTAGCGCGCTTGGCGGCCCTCTAGCGGGCCTTGCTGTAGACGCCATCGGTAAAGCATTCGGTTGGTCTGAATCGACCCAAGAGAAGGTTCAGGATGCACTCACCAAAGGTCAACTCTCGGGCGATCAAATCCTAGCCCTGAAACAAGCTGAGATTGCTCTCGTACAGCAAGAAAAGGAGTTGGGCTTCAAGTTTGCCGAGTTAGATGCTGGCGACCGCAAGGATGCGCGTGACATGCAGAAAGTTACGCGGTCACAGGTGCCTGCGGTTCTTTCAATCGGCGTCACGCTGGGCTACTTTGGCGTTCTTCTTGGAATGATGTCAGGCGGCCTGAAAGCTGGCGATAGCCAAGCACTCCTTTTGATGCTTGGCTCTCTTTCTACGGCATGGGGCGTCGTCATGGCATTTTGGTTCGGCAGCACTGCCGGCAGCGCAGAGAAGTCTAGACTCTTAGCCCAATCACAACCGCCAAAGTAAAACCCCGCCGAAGCGGGGATGAGTTACCCTGGTAATCCACTCTCCCCTACCTGTTGGGGAGGTGCTGCGCGGTACAGAGTACGAAACTCATAAAGCGTACTGCCTTCGCCTTGCTGTGCGGCTTCGTATCCCTCTTTGGATACGTCCTCCCAATCGCAGCCCTTATTGCGTACCTGATACACTGGCTCTGCTGCTTGCTGGGTGGCCGCAAGGGCGGCGCGGTGGTCCGCATAGCGCACATAGCTGCCCTTCGGGTTGTCGCGCATACAAGCAATTACGCCGATGATGGCTGGCGAGTAGCGCGTGATGCCGCCCTCTGGCGTGGCATCGTTCGGTGCGGGCAAGTCAAAATCAGCCGTTGCAGGCGTCAGCTTTCGATCTGTGAAGCGGGCCTGCATTCGCTCACGTTGCGCTTGCTCGCGCTGCTCTCGGCCATCTGGCGTGTCTTGCGCTACCGGGAAGTCTTGCCATTCACTGAAAGCAGATAGCAGGTCGTGGACCGAAACCTGGTAGCGCCAATCTGCCTTGTCGCCTTGGGTGTGCGAGGAAGAGAAATTCGACCCGATGAAGGCGATTACCTCGTCTGTCGTACTGGGTAGCGATGGCGTGGCTTGCGCAGTCAATTCAGCGTAAGGCACATGCTTTCCGCCGATTGTGGCGCCAGTCCCGAAGATCGCAGCGTCCTGCAATGCCTTGGCGGTATCGGTGGCGCTGGCCGCTTCAAAGTCACAGCCTTTCCCTTCGCATGGGCCACAAGTGCTTACAGGCTTGCCTTGGAATCCGGCGCAACCTTCAGTCTTGGCTGGCTCTTGCTGTGCGGGCGAGAGAAGGGCTTGAACGTCAGCGAACGTTACAAGCCCACCGCCCGCTACTGGGCGCAATCCGTCGCTTCCCATGATCTTGTAGCGCACCAGCTTCGACAGATCAGGCGCTTGCCGGGCGGCTCGCTCCATATGCAGCATGCCCAGCACTTCGACATGGTTAGCCTTCCATTGATCGCGGTCAGCTTCAGCTTTCTCGGCCCGCTCTTTCCATTTGGTCGCAAGAGCCATGTGTTCGCGCAGAGATTCCTGCAATGCTTCAGTACGGTCCCAATCTGGATTGAAAGCGGATTTCCGCGCCTCTTCCCTATCCTTTTCGCGCAAGGCTTCGATGTGGGCGATGAGGCGTTGCTTTGCTACTGGCCCTTCCGTGTTGACAAGGTCTTCCAACAGGCTTTCCAGTTCTGGCGTATCAATCGTGCTCTCTGCTTTGCCAGAGGTGATCTGGCTTTCGGTGGTGTTATTCACATCGGCTCCTTACTCGTCTTTTTGACCACGTTCAACCAGAACGGCCAATCTCATGCCCTCGAGGATCGTGCAGCGATAGCAGCCGCCGAAATCATCCGGCGCAAATCTCGCTTCGCAGAATGGGCGAGAGTCATCACAGCCAGTTCCGTCATGGTGAGGGGCTACCTTTTCCAAATAATCCAATGCTTGGTTGCTCATGCCGCCTCCCCTGTATCCGCCTGTTCTGGATTGGTGGTTCGAACTGTACGCAGGTGATACTCTCGATCGGCGCCAACATCCGTGTATTGGCGGTCGTCGTAAGCGTAACGCTCTGTACCTTTCCACCCGCAGGAGCAGACTGCCTTTACCCAACCCATATTCCCGTAGCCGCCCATTTCGTTTGTCAGGACATGTTCCATCGCTTATTCCTCCGCTGTATCAGCGCTTTGCGCGAGTTGAGCGGCGCGCGCCACATCGGCGTACTTGGTCAGCCAGCGGCGGCCGCGCTCGTTGCCATCGTCCATCTTGCGCAGCAGGTCCTCGCTGTAGTTGCGCCCGTAGACCGTCCAGATTTCGAGGCCCATATGCGCGTAGTTGTTCGGCTCAGGCCGCTCCAGGCCGACGCTACCCAGCGGGCGAATGCGGGCGCTGCCGAGGAATGCGCGCCACCGCGCCGCATCGATCTTGTCCTGCTCTTGCGCTGGAACCTGTTTAGCAAGAGCGGCAGCAGACATGGCACCCGAAACGGCACCGATTACGAAGTCTCGCAATGCTTGATCTGCCGCTTCAGATGCACTGACGATCTTCTCGTATGCATCTACTGTGCTGGGCGTAATTTTTCCGAATTCTCCGCAGTCGAAAGCCAGATCAGTGCAATCCTGAATCAACTTATTCAGCTTCTGCTTGAACTCGCCGTTCACAGGCTCGGTAGTGGCGCTAGATGCTAAAGCAGCGGTCCATGCCTCGTACATCAGTTGCAGAGGGGCGCGGTGATACTCGCCGCTGCGCTCGGATCGCGTTAGGCCGGAGTCGTTAAATACTCCTTTTGTGAGAACCCATGCTTCGAAGTCGGCGCGCATCTTATCCATGCTTCACCTCCGCAGCAGCCAAAATGTCGCGGGCGAATGCGATTCCATTGGTTGACCAACCATGCTTTGGAATGTGTTTTTCTTGAATTTTAAGAATCTGCTCATCGGTCATCTGCACTACTGCCGGAGCGGGAGAGGTGGCAGGGGAATCGATGAGCGCCTTGAACGTAGCGCGGCATGCATTGGCGAAGTTATGAGGCACCTTGAATGCCAAGTTGCCATCAGGGCAGCAGTTGCGGTACGTGGCTTCGACTTCTCCAATGGAGCCGCAGCCAGGGCAGTAGCGGATCAGTTCTTTGTCGTCCATTATTCTTCCTTCGTAGATGGTTGGGTGGCGGCCATAGCAGATATTTCGCGCTCGGCCATTTCGCAGAAGATGCCGCACTGGATTTCTGGCTCGGATTGGTAGTCACCAGTTCCTGGTTGAAGCTCATCAAGGAAGGCGCGCTGATCATCGATGCGAATCAGGCGCACGCCCAACTTGCGCGACAGGCTTGCCATTCGGTCAAAGTAAGGCGGAAAGTCTTGCCGAATCTTGTTCCAATAACCCTGTCCAGTGGCTTTTGCGCAGCCGATGCAATTGTTGTGGTGATATCCCAGTTGGTACATGGTCGGCAGTTCAATGCCAGCGCGCTCAATCATCGCCAGGCTATCGCTGTGAGTCAGACCACGATCCAACAGCGGCGCAACTGCATCGATGTTGTTTGCGTCAAGAAAATCATCCCAGCGGCCCTGTTCATCAGCGCAATAGCCGAAAACGTGACGGTCAGTCGGCTTCTGGAAATCGCGGCGCACTTCTTTTTTTAGGTACAGTGTGCAGGGCGCCCCATTAATCCCGGAAATGTAGCCGCGCTGCTCAAACACGTTGTAGATGCTGCTTCCGTACTTGGCGCTTGTCAGGTTCAGGATCGGCATGCCGAACCATGCCTCACACTCGGCGGCGAAACGCTCGTTGTCCGGGTGTTCTTCATCTATCACACAGCGCGCTACCACCAATGGCAATCGGCCCGCGTTTTCCGTGATCGCCAGCTTCGTGGCAACCGCACTGGCGGCTCCACAGGAGAACCAGCAGACGATGCGATCAATCATTTCGGCTCCTGTTGCTTGGTCTGTTCTGCTGCTTGAGGGGCGGCTAGCGACATCAACCATTTGCGCATGGCGGCCCACTGCCTGTTGCGCACTTCGCATTCGACCGTCACGCGCAGTTCGCCTTCGTACTTGTGGCCGTGGCGCTCAACGAATTCAGCGCTGTCCTTGTCAGTGAAGAAGGCGGTGATAAAGGCCCACTGCCAGGCAAAGCCATGGCGCGAGTAGTTCTCAGGGATCGTTCCGTCTTCCTCGTAAGCGCGCTCCAGTTCGGCGAATTCTTCGTCGCCCTGGAAGATGTTGTGGTCTTCGATGCACCAGACGATGTCTTCCGGGCCCTGGCTGTAGTCCGTGTCGAAGCCGATAATCAGGCGCTTCTGCTCGACCACAAACATCGCGTCAGCGGTGCACTGCTCATCCTGCGTGCGCAGCAACTGACCGATGGCGCGCAACTCGTCCGGCACTCCCCCTGCTGCTTTGAGTGCGGAGACTTGCGCTTCAAGGTTGGCGATCTTGGCAGCGCTCTTAGCTTCTGCTGCATCTTGCATAGCTATGAATGCTTTCAGCGCCTCTTCAGGGTTTCGGGCGAAGAATTCGAAATATTCGCACTTGGCAAACTCGCGGATCAGGGCCGATGCGTCTGCTACCTTTTCGCTGTAGATATCAAAGCTCATTTGGATTGATCCTTTTGTGCAGCTCGCAAAGCTTTGTACCATTCCTTGCGATAGATGCCATTCAGGACAACGCCCGTCTTCTTGGCCGCATCCTTTACAGACATGCCGCCTTCAATCAATTTTTGCGCTTTATCCATCGCCGCGCTTTGCCTACCAGTCATCACATCCTCCTTGTGTTGTGTATGTAATGAATCATATCAGGCATATGTAAGCAATGCAAGCACAGAATGCAAAAATAAAGCCGCCAATTAGGACGGCTTGTTGCTTACTTAATAACGAGTCTAGTTCCTTGCGTCAGTATGGCACCTGGAACATCTTCGCCAGCCTTGATGGCTTCAGCGATCGCCTTTTTATCTGGAGCTGGTGGCGGGGGTTCAGGCTGGCGCATGAACTTAGCTGGCACCAATGCTTGTTCGAAAATATCCACGCTTGCTGGATTCTTCTTGATCGTCAGCGCAAAGTGAGGGCATTCAACCTTCTGCACACCGGCTACTTCCAAACACGTTTTAGTGTACTCTCTGAGATTGGCGGCGCGCTTCTCGATTGCCTTTCGACGGTCGGCCATTTCCTTCTCGGCATTCTTGATTGCGTCTGCCATCGCTTCCAGGTTCTTGATGGCGTAGGCGACGTTCTGCGCTTTCAGCTCTAGAGGATAGCTTTCTGCTTCCAATGTATCCGAGATGGCTTGCTCATCGGTCTGAGTGTCCATCAGATGCTCGACCAGTGCGCGATGCTCAACTGAGATGCTGTACAGGCTCATGTTCATAGTTACTCCAGATCAAAATGGAATCATTTCGTCAAAATCCTCATCCGTCAAAGGCGTACCGCGTGACGCTGCGTGTTGACGCGCCAGATTCTTCTCGCGCTCACTAGCTGCTTTAGCAGGACGCTCTGCTACTTCCTGACGCTGACCACCCTGCAAAGCAACGTTCTGCACGCGGATTTCCTGAGACATTTTCTTTTGCCCATCGCGATCAACGTATTCACGCTGAGTCAACTCGCCAGTTACGGTAACATATGCGCCCTTTACCAAGTGGCCCGGCAATTTCCCCTCTGCTCTTTTCCCCCAAAGCTGGCAGCGATGCCAAATCGTCGGCTTATCCTGGCCCTGGCTATCGGCCACGCTGAAATTACAAACTGCCGTGCCGTCAGGCAAGAATTTAGTTTCGGCGTCATTGCCGATGACACCACTAAATGCGATCACGTTCATGCTTGTTCTCCCAACTCAAATTTCGATTTCAGTTTGTCATAATGCTGCTTAACCGCTTTGTGGCCCTTAGTGGCCTTCCAGGCGTGTTTAAAGATCTCTTGCAGCCCTTCCAACGTATGCTGCTCATCAAGGGCAGCAATCCACTCCATAGCTACATCTGCGGGCGTTCCCGCTGCTTGAACTTGATGCGTTTCAGCGTCAGGGTCAGCCGCAGTTTCTTCAGTAGGGATGCAGAATGCTTGGAAGGCCGCATACTTGTACGCAATTGACATTGCCTTATTTGTTGCCTTGTCTCCGCTGTCCATAGCTTCACCAAACATGGAGACTGTGTGCTTCGTACCGTCAATAGCGCTTACGAAATCGAATTCTGCCTGCACGGTGACGTAGAAAAGGACGCCACCTTTAGCGGTCGTGCGCTCGGTGCTTTCACGCGAGAGGCAGCGTGGAAGGATTAGTAACTTATGCTTTGCAAGAAGGGGGGAAAGTGTGTTGTAGACAGCATCGATGCCACGAAACATGAATCCCTGTTGTTGATTCTTGCTTGACTTGCTGATGCCGATTTGGGCCAGTTCGTCTTGAACTGCATTGATTGCTTTGTAGACTTCCATCGCTATTCCTAGGTAAGTTAGTCAGTTTATCGAAAATTGATAAACTAGGTTAAAACGGCAAAATGCCGTCAGCTACATCTTTCTTCTGCTGTTCCTCCTGTCCTTTAGTCAGTGTTGGTCGCCAGATATACTTTCCCATTGGATGCAGCTTGTCAGAGTATGTCTGTACCAGCCCGAGCTTTACTGCCTTCTCGTAGGGCATAACGTGAGGGATCATTTCAGCATGCTCCGTTGATTCGCAATATGCTGGTCAATCAGTCGTCGCACGCCTTCAATCTCGTCATCTCGTGTTGGTTCAGAATGGCCGTTTTCTTCTGCAACGATACAGGCGTAGTCGTAACGGTCCAATTCCACTCCAACAAAGCCATCAGCTTCAAATGCCGCCATTAGTCTGTCATTGGAATAGATCGCCTCATCCAACACTTTCTCCCAGGTCTGACGAGACACGATCACCCCGTCAGCCAGGTCTTTCTTTACTTGCTCTAACTCTTGCAAAGTCATGATTATTCCTTCACAAGTATTTTTGCCTGAACACAAGATGATTTAAGATCATCTTTTCCAGGTAGAGCACCAGCTACTTTGTAGCATTCAGCCGAATCAGGGAAATGGCCTACTACTGTTACCGTTCCTCGGTTGTAGTACCCATCGCTTGTCACAATCAGTATCCATACAAGAATTGCTTTCATATTTACTCCTAGTTATGTATTTGAAGTGTATAAGGCAAGACAAGTACTACCTTGCCCGCCAGTCTGTTTGATCCCAGTTTCCTTTGCCGTGGTTACATTGGTCACAAAGGATTTGAAGATTATTGATATCCAATGCCAAGCTGGGATATAACTTCCTCGGCCGGATGTGATCAACATTCATAACTGCTCCGGTAGAAGGCGTTGCTTCGCAACACATGCACTTTGCACCATATAGTTTGAGTGCTTCCATTCTGACCGATCGCCATTCAAAGCTGCTCAAAAAGGCATTTGTTTTTGGATCAATTTTCAACCGGATATGTCTTGTGCCAGAAGACGTCTTTATTGTCACATCACCATGTTTTACCTGCCTTTTCTTCGGGGCGGTCGATGGCCCTGGCTTCTCTGTCTTTGGCTTCTTCTCGGGCCTGCTTAATAGCTTTTGAGCCATGTACTCGGTTATCTCTCGTGGCCCATGTATCGCAAGCCAACCTTTTTTTACTGGGAATGGTATTCCAAATGCATCGGCTATATGCCTGTTGATCCCTTGTCCTTTACGACGTCCAGAAAAATAGTCTGCAATTGTTGGCATAACGAAAAAGCCCCTATGGTCGAATCTGAGGGTGGAAGTGAAACGCAGGACGGACGGCCTACGCTTCAGTACTCAAATTCGACCACAGGGGCCTTAGTCCGTTATCACTGTCAGCTTCCACACCGACCAAAGAATCTTACTGCACTACAAAATTGACTGCAAGCACTTTGTTGCTTACTTAAACAACGCTATTGATCCCAATCCAGCATACTGTGATAGTGCGGAATTGTTTAGCCCCTGCTTGAGCATGTTGTTTTGTGTCTGATTTTGCATTGCAAGCAATGCCTGCAGACTTAAGTCGCTTACAGGGGCTTCTACTTTTTTGGTGGGCCGTCCTTCTCGATCTTTTCAGTGATAGCTTCACTTAGCCACTTGATTGATTCATCCTGTCGGTCTGGAGTATTTGCTAGAACACGCTTTAGCTGACCTACAACATCGTCTTTATTGAAGTAGTAGGTCACGCCATCGATAACCGACTTGATGTCGGAAGTCTTCGGCTGTGTCCATGCAGCGTACCCTTTGTTGATAGCAAGACGTATTACTCCGTAGATGCTGCCTACGATAATTACCTTGTACGCCCAAAACCCGATGGCGACCCACAGTGCCAGTTGAGGCAGACTGTTCACTACATTCACAAGCTCTTTCAGTTCTTCGATCATTTTTTCTCCTATTTAAATTTGGTCTGCAAGCACTTTGTTGCTGTTTCTATTCGCCAGTTGCTTTCTGGCTGCTTTCCGTGTCCTCGTATGGGTTCTTCAGGCCCTTGGCGTTGCCGACAGCCGAATTTGCACGCTCAAGCTGATGCCGCAAAGAGTCAACCTTCAGTTGCAATTGATCCTGCCATGCCTGGCGGGCCTCTTCGAATGTTGTGTAAATTGCACCTTTCTTTTGCATTCGTTGGTGCTCCGGTTTTCCCAAAATCTCATTAATAATCGTAGCAAAATGAACTGTCTCAGATACGAACTTAACACGCTTGATCGGTGTCCTTCCATAACCAACAATCATATAGCGGTACTCTTTTTCGCTCATTCTCTTCTCCATAAGTGTGATAGAGCGCAGTTATTCAGTGATTACGTAGCGCTGGAGGTCATCAATTTTCTTCCGAAGCCCCTCAATGGAGCGCAGCGCCCAGCCGCTGTCGATCTTTTCAGCGTTTTGCTCGAACCACTCGATAACTTCCATGCGTTTTTCGCGGTCAGGCATGATCCAGAAGCTTTTTACACGCTCTTTGATTAATTGGATCACTTCGCTTGGTGGCATGTCTTCAATTTCCTGCTTTTCATCGAACAGTACGCTGACATACTTGCCATTGCTCGCACGAACAACGACCTGATATTGCTTCTCATTCTCTCCGAAGTAGAAACGGTCGTGCTGTTGATAGCAATATGCGCTCAGTGATTTTTCTTCGTTACTCATTCTCTTCTCCTAGTGTTGTAGAAGCCTTTCAGCTTCAGTGTAAATACTCATCGTTTTCTTGAACGGGAAGCACTCTTTATCAGCTCCAAACTCGTCTTCCCATTCCCTCTGTGCAAACCATTGGGCCAGTGCATAGGCTTCGTGGTAAGCCTCATCTAGCTCATGCTGGAGGCGCAGATACTCGTCTTGAGTGACGGTCTTCTTACTTCCATCAGGATAGTGCCAAGTAGGCATTACAGACTCATCGCAAAGTAGCCGATAGCACTAGCTGACAGGATCAGGATCAGCAGACAGGCCGGCACGTTCAAACGTGGGCGAGTGGTAGGGATTTTGTTCATCTTCTTCTCCTTGGCATTAGGCAGGCTCTGCATCACTGAAATCAAACTCATCGCCAACATCAAGCGAAACATCAGAATCATTGACGCCAACAAGCTTGTCGAATCCTCCGTTTCCAGCATAACCAGTTAGGCCAGGGAATTTTTCATAAGCCATTTCAATAGCTTCCCCTTCGGTTTCAGCCTCAACCTTAATTTTCACGCCAATGGTAGCTGTGTCGTATACATTAAATTTCATCTTCTTCTCCTAGTTTGGTAGCGCCCTATGCGCTGCATTCATGTAGAGAACTATAAACCGTCGCCGCAAAATTTTCAAGTAGAAATTCAGCAAAATCGTGCTTGCGATGACGCTGAAGCTGAACTATACTCTCATCAAGGCCCAGGTTCGGCGCCACCATATAAGGGAAAGAAATGAACGATCTTGAGTATGTAATTGCGCAGCTGCAGGATGCCAACAAGGCAGCTGTATCACGCGCTACTAAAATCAATCCTAAGACGATTCGGGAGATTGCTAGCGGCAAGAATAAATCTCCTGCATATCGGACGGTTGACACTTTGATGCGGTACTTTAAGGGGAAACAATCATGATTACGTTCGAAGGCATCCAGCGCGCAAACAACAATGAGCGCGCAGTATTGACTGAGGAGCAGACCCGCCGTGCGCAATTGCTGGCTGGTTTCGAAGCTCTCGATGAGCGCGGTAAAACGCTGCTTTTGGCGATGCTTGGGACGATGATGAAACTGAGGAATATCGTATGAGATTGTTGCCATCTTTGTTGCTGATTGCCTGCATAGGATGCTCTCCTTCGAGAGAGGATATCAACGCCATGCGATTGAAGTGTGCTGCTGCTGGCATGAAGGTTCGCTATGTGTTTTACGAAAACCCACAATTCCACGATGGGCGTGGAAATGGTTCCGTTCGAAAAGTCTGGTGCGAAGACAGTGATGGTGCGTGGTATGAGCCTGGAGATGTCAAGAAATGACCTTCCCCAAGCGCACATTCTTTCTCCGCGAAGAACGTAACCGCGACACTCTGCTAGGGCTTATCAGGAATTTGCCGCTATCCCAAGATAAGCCTATGCAGGTGACGGTTGAGCCTTATAAGCGACCGCGCAAACTAGACCAAAATGCCCTTTATCATGCCGGGCCACTGAAGGATATCGCCGAACAACTCTGGATAGAAGGGCGGCAATATAGCGCCGAAGTCCTACACCGGTATCTGAAAGAGCAATTCCTCCCCGAAGAATACATTGAGGAGGAATGCTTGGCAGGATATAAGAAATGGGACTACGACCCATCAGGAAATCGTGTTTTGGTTGGTAGCACGACCCAATTGACTGTGCGCGGATTCAGCATATTTCTGGAGCAGGTTCACGCATTCGGGGCCAATATGGGAGTTGAATTTCACACACGCGAGGAACGATGAGCGAGTTACGCCGAACAACACCAATGAAACGAACCGCATTCAAGCCGTCAGAACCAAAACCATCGCCAAGCATCCGAAAACGCAAGTGCAAAGCGTGTAAAACGCCCTTCACACCGTTTAGATCGTTTGAAGCATGGTGTAGTCCAGAATGCGGAGAAATCATCGCCAAGGACCGCTTAGCGGCTCAGACGAGGAAGATTGACCGGCAACATAAGCAAGCACTGAAAACGAAGAGGGACTATGTCAAAGAAGCACAAATATCATTCAATTCGTGGGTCAGATATCGCGATTCGAAAGAAATATGTATCTCGTGCGGAGCTGCTTTTAATGATGGAGTACCCGGAGGGGGAATGGATTGCGGCCATTACCGCTCTGTCGGTTCCGCA